GCGCTGCCAGCGCATCTCCCGAGATCAATGTCTCGAGAGAGACATTGGTCTCCCCAAGGAGCAAAGCTCCCAGGAAGGGGACTAAGTCCCCCCCTGCCGTTGGAAAAACACCTTCATAGAATCACTTCTAGAAAGGAGATCTCCACCTAGGTTTGATGTCAACGGACCTAGGACGTCCAGCACGCTCCAAATGCCTCACGTCAGCGAATGGCAAAACGCTGCGTTTAGTGAGACATTTGAGAAGGGCCCCGTGTCCATCCAGGTTAGAAACTGGAGAAACACCTCGGACCACCATACCCCTGACAAGGGGTGTATGGAGGTTTGAATCCCACTTTGAATCCCTAGCAACTACTGGGAGGAAGGTGAGACGGCCCAACAAAGGAGATGTGGATTCGACACATGGAAAAGGTATTAGCTTCTCAATGATGCCATCCAGGTATCTAGCGCTATTCCAAAAACCAGCCAAAAACAACTGGTTTCGAAATGAAACGGTCGATACAATCTCCCGAACGTGCCTCCGTTGGGAAGGAAACTCACTACGCATGCGAACGACAGTAACATCGTTGCCAGCATAGTAGTCCTTTCCGCAAGACTCTCTAAACCTTCCGGTCCAGAAAGACTTGTCTGAGTTAACTCTATACCCAAAAGTATGGAGCGTATCAACAACGGAACGCACAAAATCTACAGGGACACAAATATCGTCTCCGTAGATACGCACCGAACCAAGGAGAGATACTACATCTCTCTTTGTAATCCGTCGTTTGAGTTCTCTTTCGATCCCTAGGAACACAAGTGTAGTAAATACAATGGATTCAAAGGGAAAGCAGAGAGCTGAACCCATAGACGCGAACTTGGCAAGGCGAATAACACCAATGCCAGGTACATCAGCCTTCCGGGAGCGAGTTGCATCGACCGCACTCAAAAGATGAGGGAAGTCATGCAAAAGCATCCGTACATGCTGATTGGAAACTCGATCAGAAGCTTCACTCAAATCGAGTGTTGCAATAGATCCTGTAAGGGATCCTCGAAGAGCAAGTTCCTGGTTAGGAACTTGACTTTCGACACTGATCAAACGAGAGAGGATGTCATCCCTCTCAACGTAAGAGGATATAGCGTCCAAGAGACCCTGCTGCATGTATTGCATCGCAGTGGGCTCAATGGCGATAATCCTTGGAGTTTTCAGCGTTTTTGGAACAGGGGTGACTTTTACAGGCACCTCGGCTCCAGGTTCGATGAAATTCACAGTCGCCTCATTATCGAGAGCATAGCTCCAAGATACGAAGATATTTTCACCAAAGGTGAATACGTCTTCGAGGCGTTCGGGCCAGTCGATCTGATTCCACTTCGCGTTACCGCGAAGTTTGTCAGCCGTACTGCCTGGACCGTGACTAGGGTGGATAAGACCGTTGAAGACTTGGTAGTCTACTTCGGAAAACATATCCGCCCACAGCAACCTAGCAACTCGTTTAAAGCCGTCCTGGTCTTTTGGACTAAGACGTGAGTCGCTAAGTCGAATTTCATTCTCACACGCGACGAACTGCCGCATGGCGTTAACCACCCTAGCATCACTGCAGGGTAGTTCGATTTTAGCCCACATCAGTGTAAACTGACGTATAGCTTGAATCGCGTCAATAGACGGCTCGTCGAGCAAACGACCGGATTTCCGGCTGAACACGAAGTCAAGGAAACCTCCGAGGAATCGGGGGAGACCGCCAGTAAAGGCAAAGCCTTTAAACTGGTCGTGACCGACAAAACCTTGGTCGAGACTTTTTTGGAAGTCTTTACCAAAGTCAGCCAGGGTTATCGTCAAAAACGATAGCCCCTCGTGTTCAACACGACTCATGACTGTCTTTAAGTCATGAGTGGTGCTCGTGCGACATCGCATCCCCAAATCAATGAGGATGCATCGTAAGAACAGGGTCAGGCTTTTCATTAACTCCCTTAATAGGGTAGTCAATCCTCAGCTCTGACACAAGCAGCACAGGAGAGGAGGGTCTAAGATCTAGACCCCCCTCCCCCCTCCACGATTACTCGTGGGTCAGTTCTCCCCACCCATCAACTGGGTGAGCTTGGCGTTGGTGCTCGCACTGGAGTAGGTACAAAGCCCACCCATCAGTGCGACCATCTCCGCGACCGTAAATCCAGCGACCGGGAAGTCAGTGACAAGGTACACAGTACCATTGACCTTGACATTCGTGGCCGGGATAAACGGGTCCGCAGTCACCTTAGACTGCGTAAGCCGGAAGGTACGACGATTCCTCTTGCCATAGGCAGAAGAAATCGTGAAGACATTCAGCCCATCTGCACTGGTGTAGATGGAACTGTTCTGTCCTGCGCTAGTTCGCGGAAGCGAAATAGCCGAACCTCCCGTGGGAGTAATTGACTGCGGGTCTGCAAATGCCATGAGCACTGTCCTTGCGATCTGAGGATGACTCACCAAATAGTGAGTCCACCTTGGAGAATTCCAAGATGGTGTTCGCACCATAGATCAGGATGATCTTAGGTGTCCGGGACCCCTAGATAAACCTAGAGCCCCGAGAATGGACCATTGCGAATCCGTAAATGAATTCGGGTTTAGTCCAAAGCCGTAAGGTGTCGCCTTGAAACGCTGTTTACGAATTGTAGTGTAAACAACGTCTTGAGGACCCAACGTAGGTCCGTTATGGAAACGGATTCCGTTGAGTGAACTGGTATGTATCGTGGTCGTTGTGACCATGAGATACCCGTACCGAAGGACAAGTCCGTCTTGGCTAAACTGGGAAACATTATGAACAATGCTCCCAATATCGCTTAGCCAGCTGCCGAACCAACTCCATGGTGCCAAATTCCAGAGAACCTCGGGAGTGATCTCGAGGCCGGACACGAGTTGTGCCCGTGAAGCGAACCGCTCCAATCTATCCAGTTCGGAAGATCCGATTGGTAGATAGTAGCTGTAAGCGCCCTTGAAACTAATTTCTTGAGTAGTCAAAAGGGTCTCTGTCATTGTGCCCGTTGAACCCCCAGTAAACATTCCAGATAATGTCTGAGTCGGATCATAAAGAGTCGACCCAGCATCATTCCAGAGTTGAGTACTGCGAGTCATCGGAAACGAAAACGAACGACGAACGGTCTTACCGTTGTCACGCATGAACTGCTTGACGGCCGTATTGCTACGGTCGACTGCAGACATAGCGCTAGCGGTATCCGCAACTGTTGGTTTCCAACCAAATTGAAAATTGAGATACTCTTCGGCAAGATTCTTGACGAAGCCGTATCCTTTATCAAAGAGGTTCATGAAATTTGGCAGATGCGGAAGTCCATCCTTGTATATTTCACCAAGGGAGACTGCTAGGTTCGTAAGCGGGTTAGTAGGGATCGTATTTCTAATGGCTTGGGTTCCGTACCAATCGGTATCGGAAGCTTCGCCAGCAGAAAACGGAGATCGATGGAGGAAACCTGGATTCTGCATCAGGGGACCAACATATGCATGTCCATTACCAAACTGATCCCAGTAAAAGAATCCAGGATTACTGAATTCAATCGACTGGAGTTTGGTATCGAACGTGTGACCTCGGTCGAAGGTGTTTGAATAATCTCGAGTGTCCTTAGCAATAGCTTGGACAGCCTGGAGTTCATTTTGAGCTCCATCAAGATTATCTAGAACATCATCGACTTCCTTACCAATTCGCCCACCAGTTCTCCAACTGGTGGTCGTTTGCACGGGTACGTAGCTAGGCAACCAAGATCCAATCAAATCAGGACCTTTGTTGTCATTGACACCATTCCACCATTCAAAAGCATAAAGCTTCTGGTTGGGAGGGAATCGTGTAGTCGTTACATATCCAGGCATTGGAGTTCCTTACGAATGGTAATGGACGGGTTGGAACCCGCCCATAGCGCGAGCGCCCGGGAGGCCCCTTACGG